GAAGAAGATAAAACTATGAAGGAGATTCGGGACTATCTCTCTTCAACATATAATGCACATTATACGTCCCCCGATTCTAAGACTCAGACTCTTGATCTGATTGAGAGTATTGGTGACGCAGAACCATTCTGTCGTTCTAATGCTATCAAGTATCTCTCTCGCTTTGGTAAAAAGAATGGTAAGTCAAAGCAAGACATTCTGAAAGCAATCCATTATTGCGTTCTCCTTTATCACTTCTCTGGAATCCACAATCAACCTAAAGGTAATTATGAAACTTTCTGAAAAAACTCTTTCCCTTCTCAAGAACTTCGGCAGTATCAATCAATCTATTCTTTTCAAGGAAGGTAACAAACTTCGCACCATCAGTGTGATGAAGAATATTCTTGCAGAGGCAGAGATTGCAGAAGACATCCCTCAGGATTTTGGTATCTATGATCTGAATCAATTCCTGAATAGTCTCAGTGTTTCTCAATCACCCGAACTTGATTTCTCTAACAATCAGTATGTTATGATCCGTGGTTCGGACACTAAGGCAAAGTATTTCTTTGCAGATCCTAGTGTGATTGTTAGTCCTCCTGAGAAGGAAATCTCTCTGCCTACGGAGGATCTTTGTTTTGAGTTGAATACTCAGCAACTGGATCGACTCCTTAAGGCTGCTTCTGTTCTTCAACTTCCAGATGTTTCTGTTGTCGGTGAAGCGGGTGTTGTGAAGATCGTTGTTTGGGATAAAAAGAACGATACTTCAAATGATTTCTCTATCATTGTAGGTGAGACTGATTCTGAGTTCTCCTTTAACTTCAAGGTAGAAAACATTAAGATCATTCCTGGACGATATGAAGTTACTATTTCTGAAAAACTTCTTTCTAAGTTCACCTCTAAGGATCGTAACCTTTGTTACTACATAGCATTGGAACCAGATTCTGTATGTAAATGAATATCAATATAAAAGATAATGTATTTCATGAGGATGATTATCGATACCTAGTTGAATATAGTAGAGAAGCCCCCTATGTGTATGGTGAAGCGGATAGAGATACTACACCTAAAACGGGTATGGTTCATAATGTAGATCTTGAATCTAAAATTACCAAGTCTGTCCATAAACAGATGCAAGATACTTTTCCCGAGGAGATGTCCAAGTATGATTCTCCAAGTAGAGTTTACATAAATTGCTTTGCTCCCAGGGAAGATGCTTACTATCACACAGATGGGGGAAAGGGATCCAAAACTTGTTTGATATACTTATCAAATACTAGTTGGGTTCCTATTTTATGTGGGGAAACATTTTTTTATCAAGACGATAAAGTTATTGGAGTACCTCCTCATCCAAATAGAGTAGTTTGTTTTGATGGAAACATCTTACACAGAGCAAGCTCTTTTAGAAAAGGACATCGATTCACTCTTGCTTTGAAATATCCAAGAATAAAATGAAACACATTCTTTTTACTTTGAAGGGTTGTCCCTTTGAACCACTAGATGATGAACAAAACATCAAGATGCTTCTTTACAATGCAACAAAAGAATCTAAATCTACTTTGCTCAATTTAGCGACACATAAGTTTGATCCCCAGGGTATAACGGGTTTTGCTATGCTTGCAGAGTCTCACATTAGTATCCACACATGGCCAGAGAAAGGAATGGCGGTATGTGATGTCTTTACTTGTGGTGATACTGCAGAACCAGAAAAGGCAGTAGAATATATGAAAGAACAATTGAAGGCAACTAATATTGTATCTGAAACTTTTGAGAGATCTTTAGAATAATATGGAACCAGATCCTTATGTTCAGTTTTTAGAAAATTGGATACCTGGAATTGGTGAGAGCACTCAACTTCATGATCAATTGCATGAGCATTTTAATCTTGGATTTAGTGTTAATGATGAAGCAAGACTTCTTGGATTTCAGTTAGGTCATCATCCTGCTGGAAATTTCTTTCACGTTATGGTATTCTGTGTGATGAGTGTTACGATTTATCCAAATGGATATCGCAACAGTTTAAAAGATCTGCAAGATTTTTATGAAGCATATTTGCTTGGAAAATACTGGCAGTCTGTTTCCTATTGGTTTATTCCTAAAACAATATTATGAAAACTACTTTAACGGTAGACGAAAATGGAATCCTAACTTTTCCTGATGAACTTCTAGAAGCTACTGGATGGAAAGAAGGCGATGTGTTAAACTGGATTACTAATGATGATGGTTCATTTACTTTGGTGAAAGAAGAAAATGCGTGACGAATTTCTCTGGGTTGAAAAGTATCGACCCAAAACTATTGACGAATGTATCCTCCCCGAAGAAACTAAGAAGACTTTTAAAAGTTTCCTAGATAAAGGTGAGGTTCCAAATCTACTCCTAGCAGGTCCTGCAGGATGTGGAAAGACAACCGTAGCAAAGGCATTATGCCTTCAACTTGGAGTAGACTATTATGTCATCAATGGATCCGATGAGGGACGATTCCTTGATACCGTCCGAAACAATGCGAAGAACTTCGCTTCAACCGTTTCGCTTGCATCAACTGCAAAACACAAAGTCATCATCATTGATGAGGCAGATAACACAACCAACGACGTTCAACTCCTCCTACGGGCGTTTATTGAGGAGTTTAGTGCAAACTGCAGATTCATCTTCACCTGCAACTACAAAAATCGATTGGTCGAGCCACTTCACTCCAGGTGCGCGTGTATTGACTTTTCAACCAATTCAGCAGACCGACCAGGACTCGCAGCACAATTCTTCGCGAGACTCCAAGAGATCTTGGATACAGAAGGTGTTGAATATGATAACAAGGTCTTGGTAGAACTGATCAATAAACACTTCCCTGATTGGCGTCGTGTTCTCAATGAGTTGCAAAGATATTCATCTTCAGGTAAGATCGATAGTGGTATCCTCGCGTCCTTTAGTGATGTAAAAGTAAATGGGCTTATTAAAAATCTTAAGAACAAAGAGTTTTCCGAAGTTAGGAAATGGGTTGTTAACAACTTGGATAATGACTCTGGTGTTCTCATGCGTCGTATTTACGATGTTCTACATGATTCCTTGGTTCCGAATAGTATCCCTGCTGCTGTGCTTGTTCTTGCTAAGTATCAGTATCAGATCGCGTTCGTTGCGGATCAAGAAATAAATATGCTTGCGTGTTTAACTGAACTTATGGTGGAGTGTGAATTCAAATGAATGTAAAATTGCTGCGTATCGTTACTGGTGAGGAAGTTATTGCTGAACTTCTCTCTGAAGATACAGATTCTATTACCGTAAAGAATGGTCTGGTTGTGATTCCTAATGCTCAAGGTGTTGGGTTTGCTCCCTGGGCAACAGTTATCAGCAAACAAAAACCTGAGATTACTGTTGATCGTAAATTTTTAGTTTACGTTGTAGAATGTGATGCAGATGTTGTTGAGAAGTATGAAAGTATTTTCTCTCCAATTGAGAAACCCAGCAAAAAATTAATTCTATGATTACACAAGAAAAAGCGTACCCAGAATAAAGAGAACTATTACTATTGGTTCTGGATCATAGCTATGATTGCTTTCATTGTTCCTCAAGTGTTTACTGCATGGGCATATACTAGGTTGGTAGACATTTTTGAAAATCCAGTAAAGATTGAGTATATAAATGAGTAAGAACCACCAACTATTTTCAATACCAATTTATCAAACAAAAGTAAAGTCTAATAACTTCTTGAAAAGAATGGTATTAGATTCAATATTAGATGCAGCTCAATATCCTCATGAGATTCCACCTGCTTGGAGAACTCCAAAGGTAAAGACTTCTTTTGTATCAGAACCCAAAGGATTTAATATAATCAAAGATAATTATAATCTTTTGTGTAATGCATACATAAAATGTTTGGATGATATAATAAAATGTGATTATCAAATTTTAGATTGTGAGTACCAAAGCGGTTTTGATATCTGGTATAATGTATATACCGATGGTGAAATGCAAGAAACACACAATCATGTAACACATTCTGGACCAGTTCAACCTCAATTTTCATGCATACATTTTTTATCTTTTGAAAAAGGTGTTCATGCAAAACCAATTTTTCATGATCCCCTTCAAGCAGTTAAAGCACTTTCAACATCATTTGACGGTAGTTACAGTGAGACGTTTGATGATCTAGATATTGAAGAGGGAGATTTTATTATGTTTCCTAGTTATTTGAGACACGAAGTTCCAAAATCCCCAAAGACAGACTATCCAAGAGTCACACTTACAGTAAATTTTTCGTTAAGTAATTTTTGACCAGACTATGAAGTCCCTAAAAACACCATTGCGATATCCAGGCGGGAAGTCTAGAGCATGTAAAAAAATGGATGTATACATCCCAGATCTTCGTGACTATAAAGAGTATCGTGAACCATTTCTTGGTGGTGGTAGTGTAGCAATTCATATCACCAAGAAATATCCTCACCTTGATGTATGGGTCAATGACCTATATGAACCTCTTTATAATTTTTGGGTGGTTCTTCAAAATGATGGATATGCCCTATATAAAAGACTTCAAGAATTAAAGTCTAGATATCCTGATCCTGCTTCAGCAAAAGGACTATTCTTGGAAGCAAAAGATGTGGTAAACAACTATGATGAACCAAATTTATTTCGTGCTTGCGCTTTTTATATTATCAATAAGTGCTCTTTTAGTGGTCTCACAGAGTCCTCCTCGTTCTCAAAGCAAGCTTCAGACAATAATTTCACAATGCGAGGAATTGAAAAATTACAGGGATACACTCAAATAATTAGGAACTGGAAAATTACCAATTGGTCTTATGAATCACTCCTTACTAATGACGAAGAGTGCTATACCTACCTTGACCCGCCCTACGACATTGGAAGTAATCTCTATGGGAAGCGGGGGAGTATGCATAGCGGGTTCAACCATGATGATTTTGCTGCCGACTGTGCTCAGTATAGTGGTGCTCAACTTATTTCTTACAATTCGTCTCAACTTATTAAAGAAAGATTTAAAGACTATCAAACGGGAGAGTTCGACCTGACTTACACCATGCGCTCTGTTGGGGAGTACATGAGAGAACAAAAAGAACGCAAGGAACTTTTACTTTTTAATTATGGAATTAAAGGATTGGTTGAACAGTATTAACTTCAATAAAAACGATCTGGTCAAAGAAGACCCAGAAAGTATTAAGAAGTATCCGCCATTCATTGTAAATAAATGTCTTGCAGGTCATCTTGATTGTATTATGTTTGCTAATGAGATGAACAAGAATCATCAGTTAGACAAAGATATGCAATATTCATTTTATCTAAATAGTTTGAGGAAAAAAAAGAGATTCTCTCCTTGGCTCCGTAAGGATAAAATAGATGATTTAGAATGTGTTAAGAATTACTATGGTTATAGTACTGAAAAAGCATTGCAAGCATTGAGGATTTTATCTAGTGAACAAATTAAATTCATAAAACAACGACTTGAAACTGGCGGTAGAAAATGACTAATCAAACTGTTGAACCACAAGTAAATTGGTCTCCTGATATGATGGTTGAGGTAGTGCTCAATGAACCAGATGACTTCTTGAAGGTTCGTGAAACACTCACTCGTATAGGAGTCGCATCCAGAAAGGAAAAGAAACTCTATCAGAGTTGCCATATTTTGCATAAGCAAGGTAAGTATTACATCACTCACTTTAAAGAGTTGTTTGCGCTAGACGGCAAACATGCTAACCTTACTATAAATGATGTGCAGCGTAGGAATCGTATTGCAAGACTTCTTTCTGACTGGGGACTTGTGACCATCGTTAGAGAGGATGATGTTCTTGATATCGCACCTCTCAATCAAATCAAGGTGCTTTCGTTTAGGGACAAGCCGTCCTGGATTCTTGAGACAAAGTATAGTATAGGTAGCAAGAAGAAAGCGTAACGTTACGATATCCTAACACTAGACCCAGGTGCTTGCGCTCCTGGGTTTTTTAGTCTATAATTGAACCAGTTCCGTAAAGCGTTCGACATCGCTGGGAACTCTAAACACTACCACGGAGAAATCCTATGGCTACACTAACAAAACCGCTTGTAGCGGTTATGAACGCATTAACCATTGTTGCTTCAATTTTCGCAAAAGGTTTTTCAGCAGTT